GATTCAAGTTGGTGCATGATAATGTAGCTTGCCTACCAAAGCTTCGATTGCAAAGAATCTTGTATGTCTGAAGAGCTTCTACATCTTCTTTGTTCTTGTAGTATATAGACTTAACATTACTAATCTCATAACAGTCTTGCGCATACTCTAGGACTTTTTGACAAATGAGGCGATCATAAGGTAAGTTATTATTCTCAACCCAAAACCTAGGATTCAAACCATCAAGTTCAGGTATGCAGTTCTTAAGAAATAGATTGTTTTGGTGGATAAAGCTATCATAAAAAGGAACAACAAAGCATAAAGAATCTTTGTCCCAGAAAGATTTGAGTTCCTCGTAAGTGATGCGACCATCGTTATCAACAAAAGCTTTGGAATATATCTTATTCATAAGCTTACATCCGTTATCGTCTAATGCAAATATAACAGCTTTATTATCTGAGTCTTTGCTGTCGATGTCATTACACATCGTAATTCTTAATCCATATGTTAGATCTATATTGTTTTTAACACAGGCGTTAAAGGCCTTCATGAAGCTTGTCAGATTGTCCTCAACAAGAGTCAAGGATTTGAAGTTTTTATCCTTACATATCTGAATAATACTATCAATAGTTAATATGCTTTTTCCTGTTGAGTACGTCGACTTGAAAATAGGTTTCATCACAACCCCATATTAACACACATACATCTTCTGTCAAGAGGAATGTGCAGGACAACCTGCGTAATATTTCATTTCATACGAACCCCCTTTTGGGACCATATCTTCAGAAAACTCATCGTCAAAACAAGACTTTACGAAGTTTCCATTCTCGTCGGTTATGTTATAATAAAAGAAATCAAATTTCATGCCACAATGCCACATAGGAGTACCATCTTTCTTGAGTTGACCTTTCTCCTTCGCAAAACCACAAAGAAGTTTGCAACTAAAAGAACCGTCGCTAGGGAACCCTTTATATGCCGCCATGTTTTTTGTTGCAGATTCTTCTGTGAAATTATCTAGGTAATTTTGTATTTCGGTAAGATGATGCTCAAAACCATGCAAGTCATGCTCGTCTAAAGGCTCCATTCTTACTATACCGCTTTTCTTAACATCTGGTATTAGATCAAACTTTAAAAACAAAAACTCACTTTGTTTGTTTTCGTATTCTGGAAACAAATGTTTTACAGCAAGGCTATACATAAGATCCTGCATGTTATCCTCTGCATCCTTACCCTTAAAGGTTTCCTTACTTGTTTTGAAGTCTCTGATTAAGGCATATTTTTTATCTTTATAAAGAAATAATTTATCTATAAAGCCTCTTATTTTATACTTTACGGTTCCATCGTTAACGACAATATGGAAGTCTTTTTCCGAATGTTCTTCAGTAGGTTCTTGATCTGTGTCACCAAAAAAATCATACATGAGACCATTAAGAGTCATCTCCTTCATCATCTTGACATTATCATCGTCATCTATACCCTCTCTTACTGCGTGTTTCATAACAAGCCTCTCTATAGAGGGGACACTGAAAATATCAAGTGTTCTGATTATTTCATCAAAGTATTTTTTTCTTTTCGGTTCTCCTAATAACTCGAAAATTAAATGGCAAATAGAACCTCTTCTAGCTCCGTCGTTACTTCTGTCTGGTAACTTGAGTTTATATTTAGACCAATAAAGCCAAGAACAACTTTCCGCCGTCTTTATTCTGCTTGCTGATAAGGTTGTTTGTGGTTCACTCATTGATTTTACTCGCTTTCTTTACGTGGCTTTTAGAAAATTTCTTTTCATTCTTAATAACAAAATCACTTATAAACTTACGTTGCTCTTTTGTTTTATAGGAATGGGTAGACCAGTCACTTAAGTCTTCGCCACTTTCGTGAGCTTCACCAAGATCATTGCTGCCTTTTGGCGGAATTTTAATTGAAAGGGTATCCAAGTCAAAATAACTACTTAATTTTATGTAATTTTTAATCGAAGCTATTAAACCCCTGTTTTCTTCGGAATTGAAGTCGTTGTTGCCAGCAATGATAATTTTATCCAAACTCTTTCCAGATAGATATGAAATTATAGATGTACTTACAGAAAGGCCAAAAATGACAAGTACGTTCTTTATGCCGTGTTCATAAAGAGCCATTGCATCACCTATACTTTCGACAAGAAAAACCTTCCTCTCATTTGTTATTGTTTCATCTACGGTTTCCTTGTTAGGTAAGTAGGCTGGGTAAACCCAATTGTTTTTTTTGCCGATATGCTTCCATTTAGCAAAATTATTATCATCAACTCTCCTTCCAGAGAAACCTATTATTTGTGAGGAATCATTGTAAATAGGAAAAACCATTCTTCGATACATGTTACCTCCACCAGCAAGGCCGACATGGAAGGCTTTTTGTGTTTCATCGGATATCTTTCTTTTTTTATAGAAATTGTAATTAGGGAATAGTTTATCTAAAATAGATTTGTCGTAAGTTTTTTCCATTTCTATTAAGCTTTTAGTTTTATAATCAAAAGAAGAATCTTGTTTTTTATCAATTAACTTTAAGGTTTCTTTGAGTTTTTTAGGTTGGCCCTCTAATGTTAATTTAACTAACGCTTCGAAGGGTTTTGATTTTGAGTCTTCAACATAGTCATTCCAGACTCCTGTGTTTTTATATATCTGTAGTGCTGTTGCATTATTGCCATTTCTATAAAGAGCGCTAGTTCTCCAGTGATTTCCGTTGTCAACAAGTTTGTAGCCAAGGTTTTCTAGTATATCTTTTATCATAATGAAAAACTATACAAATTCTGGAACGTCTCCTGGCTCGGAAGATTCAATCTCAGCATCTCCATCTAGGTTTCTAGCTATATCTCTAAGGTCTCCGCACTCGGTAATTTTAAAGTTTCTCATCTCTAGATTCACTGCGTTTTTCCTAAGAGTATCGCCAAGAAGAACAGGTTCTAATGCACCAGCAACATCTTCTCCTAAGTGTCTAGCTTTAACATTTGTTAGTTTATGAGTTCCAAACTGTCTGCCTTCTATTTCAATTTCATCTGCTGTTTTATTTCTGAGAATAAACATATGAGAGCAGAACTGAATAATTCTATCCGATAGAGAAACAACACTTTCGTCATCGACAACGTTTTGTGCCGTCCTGTTTGTTGTGATGCCGTATCTATTAGATTGAACAGATGTGATCATTGGTATAATTGGTTCTCCATCATGAAGAATTTCTTTTTGAATACACTTTTTAAACTTGTCTACCATTTCTCCAACAATCTGCCATTCGTTTTTGTTGACGTTAGATTCGCTTGTGGTTTTAATGTAGTCAAAAGAGAATAACATGGGGTTACCCCTACCAACCTTAGATAAGTATGTCCTTTTTAATGTGTTAACCATGGAGTCAACATCCATACCTCCTACATTATAATAGTAAAACTTAAGAGGCTTTATTATTTCCCAAGTTTCCCTGACTTTCCTTACTACGTCTTCGCCAGCGTGTCTCCATTTGCCACTTTCTAATAAGTGCATAGGAACTCCAGATAGTGAAGAACACTGTCTAAAAATAAGCTCTTCCTTACTCATTTCTCCATTATCAAAATGTAAAACAGGAACATCATATTTAGCACTAACACACGTAGCATAATGCATACAAAATTGGGTTTTACCAACGCCTGATCTAGCTACAATAACAGTTATGTTTCCAGGCCTAAGAAGGGAGCCATACATTTCGTTGACCTTTTTATGTGGACCCATCATCCCGAAGTCGGTTACTGGGTTATTACCTCGATCTTCGATAAGGTCTTCCATATCATCATAAATATTGACTGGCGAGTCTTCTCCTGTTTCGTAAAGATTTATTTTAGAATTATATATGTGATCGGCTTTTTCTATAATCTCATGATAGGTAGTTTCTGGAGAGACTTTCTTCATCTCCATCGCTACACTTTGAGACGCCTTGAAAATCCCTCTTCTAACTGAAACTTTTTTCAGTTCTCTGGCAGTCTTGAGTAAGTTGCCTTTAGGTACTTTCCTTAAAGCTAAGGATTTAACATAGTCAGATGGATTTAAATTATCTTCAAAAGATAATCCTATGCTTGAAATTCTCTGGCCAATAATAACCTCATCTATTTCGTCTCCAGTTTGAAGAGCCTGTTTGATGATTGTGAATATGGTTTTATGTAAGTTGCTGTCTTCTGAATAGAAGTCATCACTGTCAATAAAATTAGACACCTCTGCGAACATATCTGGCTCCTTAATTAAGGCAGCAAGCATTTGTTTTTCTAGCTCTAAGTTATAAATCATTTTGTTGTGTTTTTATCGGACTGTTTCAAGTATAGTTCCATTGTTTTTCTTAAACCCATTTCAACAACGGAAGATTCAGACTTATTGATAATAACTGAGTTTCCTTTTTCATTGCAATGTATAATTAAAAAACCTTTATACTTATCAGCGCTTCCAGTTAGCTCGTATAGTTTTTCTAAAAAGTTTTCTGGTATACAGAATTCTATGTTTTCTTCGTCGATCATAAATCTATATCTTGGTCACTAAAAAGGGATGCGTTTATCTCATCCTTCGTGTAAACCTCTACCATCTTTATACCATTCAATTCGCAGAAGTCAAGCTTCTTCTGGTCTCTTTTTAATTGATCTAGATATTTTAGCCTGGTTTTATGGAAATGCTTTACATAGCGAATGTGTTGATCGCCTTGTACTTCCACTGCTATCATTCTATTAGCATTGTAAAAGTCCAAGGATAATCTTGTACCAACAATTCTAAATTCTTCAAAGACAATATCGTTAATCCAATAGTCTTTTAAGAACTTTTTAACGTTATTCTGAAACTTGCTTCTGCTTTTACCTTCCCAATCAATTAAATATTTTTTTGCATTTTTTAAGTTTCTTTGTCTACCTAGAGGATCTAGGAACTTCATGATAACTCGGATATTGCATTTTTGAAATATTTAATAAGGAAGTCAGAAAGATTTTTATCATCTTCGATTAGCTTAAACAGGTTGTTCTCTCCTTGTATTTTATCTGGAAATACAAGTTCATTTTCAACTAGTAGTTCTTTGAAGTCTTCGGTAGCAGATATCCAAGCTCCCCCCTTTTTAAGAAACTCCCAAGCATACATTAAATCAATAATCTCTTTTTCAATCCATATAGAATTACCACCCTTCCGACCATACCTCAAAGGATATGTTATTCTAGAATTTGTTTTTTCGTTGGGAGATTTTTTGACCGTAACAACAGCAAAGTGCCCAATGGCTGGGTTTTTTTGCATGTCCATTTTTTTAATAGAAGGGTTTTGGAGTATGAGATCTTTATTAAATCTTGGCTCAAATTCAATGATCCAATTTGCAAAGTGAAGTAGCGCATTACCTCCTGTAGCACTGGTTTGCCTGATCGGAGCTTTTGTATAAGGATCTAGTTTGATATCCGCTCTTACTTGCGAAATGAATATAGCCATATGACCTCTCTTTGCTAGGGCTATAGACATTTTTTTCATGAACGTACCCGCAATTACTGCCCCGCCAGCAATCTTAGAGGAGTCTTCAAACCCTTTATCCATATCGTTTTTTGGTATAAGGCCGTCTACAGAGTCTAGAACAAAACAATACTTAGTATCGTTCTCGTTATCAGCCACAAGCTGCCTCATTAAATCTACTGCAGTTTCATAAATGTTCGATTCAAAAACAAAACATGTCCCATCTACCCAATCTTTAGCATTAAAAACAAACTTGAGTCCAGACCTCTCCCTCATTTCACTGGAGAGTCTGCCTTCGGCTTTGATGTAAACACCTTTAGACCTTGGTATTGTGGTTAAAAAGTTCTTTACGACCTCTAACGCTTCAGAGGTTTTACCTCCTTCGTTCATTCCGCAGAAACGGTGTAGACCTGGGCCGAAGCCTCCTCCTAATTGAAGGTCAAACTGCAATGAGCCACTTGAGACTTTGTAGTCAATTTCTTCTTCGAAGTTATAATGGTCGTCTTTATTTGCCTTAAGAAACCTATCTAGTAGGTTGATGGAATTGTTTTCTTCTTTACTCATTTAAAAAATCTTT